ATGGCGAAGAAAAAGATGACGCTTGAAGAACAAATTGAAAAGGGGTTGACCGAGCTTGCATTTGGCTCGTGCTGTGATGCGGTGAAACTTCTTTTTATGAGCGAAGACGAAATTATGCAGAAACTCCCGAAGCTGAAACTCATCAATGTGAGCGAGATAAAACGGCCGAAGGGCGGAGGAATGGAAATCAAGTTTTTTGACCGCATAAAGGCGTTTGAAAAGCTGATTGAAAACAACGGCGAAAGGCAGGAAAACGGCTTGAGCTTTTATGAAGCACTTGAAAAGAGTGCGCAAAATAACGCCGAGGAAGTTGGCAATGGTTAAGTTTTTTCCGTTTTCGCAAAAACAGCTTCAAACGCTTAATTGGTGGTGCGCAGGCAGTAAATACAGCGCCAAAAACGGAATTATTTGTGACGGTGCGGTGAGGTCGGGCAAAACGCTTTGCATGTCGCTGTCGTTTGTGTTTTGGGCATTTTATGCTTTCAACGACACTTCATTTGCATTGTGTGGCAAAACGATAAGTTCGCTCAGGCGAAATGTTGTTACTCCGATGATACCGATGCTTAAATCGCTTGGCTTCAATGTTACGGAGAAAATCAGCAAGAATATGCTCGAAATTCAAAGAGGAAGCGTCAAAAACAGATTTTATATCTTTGGTGGCAGGGATGAAAGTTCTGCTTCTCTGATTCAGGGTATGACCTTGGGCGGTGTCCTTTTTGACGAAGTTGCATTGATGCCTCGTTCTTTTGTTGAGCAGGCGCTTGCAAGGTGCTCGCTTGAGGGTTCACGATTTTGGTTCAACTGCAATCCCGAGCATCCTTTTCATTGGTTTTACAATGAGTGGATTAAAAAGGCTGATGAAAAGAATATGCTTTATCTTCATTTTACTATGGACGACAATCCGTCACTTTCGCCAAAAATCAAAAGTCGATACCAAAAACTTTACACAGGTGCGTTCTACGAACGCTTTGTTGAGGGAAAATGGGTTGCCGCAGACGGTTTGGTTTATCCGATGTTTTCTCCTGAAAAGCATATTAAAACGGCAGACTCGTTCAGCGAATATTATCTCAGCTGTGACTACGGCACTGTCAATCCGTTTTCGCTTGGGCTTTGGGGCAAAGGTGATGACGGCTGGTACAGGGTGAATGAATATTATCATTCATCAAGAGAGAAAGGTGTTCAGCTGACGGATGAGGAATATTACGGTCATCTGAAAGAGCTTGTCGGGGACAAATCTATAACGGCTCTGATAGTTGACCCGTCAGCAGCCTCGTTTATTGAAACGGTGCGCCGTCACGGTGAATTTACTGTCATCAAGGCTGAAAACGATGTGCTCAACGGCATAAACAGAGTTTGTATGGCTTTGAAGCAGAATGAGATATTTATATCTCCCGTTTGCACCGACACGATAAGGGAATTTTCGATATATCGTTGGGATAACGACATAAAACGTGACGCACCTAAAAAGGAAAATGATCACGCAATGGACGACATACGGTATTTTGTTAACACCGTTCTTGATATGAGGAGCGATGACTGTGCGTTTTCTATTGCAGTAGAAAGGATGTGAAGCCTTGAGTATATTCGGCAAAAACAAAAATAATGGTTCATCCGATGCCGTTGCAACTGCTTCGGTTCAAACGGCGGGCAAGAATTGCCATCCGTTTAGGTATCTTGGCAACTACACTCCGCTTGTTGAAGCAAATAACAGGGTTTATCGCTCCATCAGAGAGGGCGTGCCGATTATTGACAGTGCAATTAACAAAATCGTGCGTCTTATGGGTGGCTTTGAATTGGACTGCGGTGACGACAGATTAAATGATGATATGAACAGATTTTTTTCTTCTGTCAATGTCAGTGGCAACCAGTGCGGAATACAGTCGTTTGTTGATAATTTTATGAATCAGCTTTTGACTTATGGCACTGCAATCGGTGAAATGGTAGCTGATGAGCACGGCTTTTATGCTCTGTACAACGGTGAGCTTGGATGTGTGAGTGTAAAAAGGGCAGACAACGATATGGATTTAATTTTCTGCTCGGGTCATATGAACAGTCAAACGCCGTTTGCACATCAAGAGCGGATTCTGTTCTCGGTGCTCAATCCCGAACCGGGAGAAATCTTGGGCACAAGTTTGCTCCGAGGACTGCCGTTTGTATCGGATATTTTGCTGAAAATTTACAACACAATAGGCACAAATTGGCAACGACTTGGAAATTTGCGTTATGCCGTTACATACAAACCGCAGGGTGACAGTTTGGACAAGGCATTTGCAAAGGAGCGTGCCAATCAAATGGCGAGAGCGTGGAAAGACGCAATGAGCAGTACCGAAACCGTCAAGGATTTTGTGGCGGTCGGTGATGTTAAGGTCAGCGTAATCGGCGCAGACAATCAAATTCTCGACAGCGAAATTCCTGTTCGTCAAATGCTTGAGCAGATTATTGCAAAGACGGGACTTATGCCGTATATGTTTGGACTTTCGTGGTCCACAACAGAAAGAATGAGCCAACAGCAGGCGGATATTTTGACAACGGAACTTAAAGCGTATCGCAGAATTATCACTCCGATTATCAAAAAAATCGGTGAGACTTATTTGGCAACGCTTGGCGTTTACAAAAGCGTTGATGTTCGTTGGACGGATATAACCTTGCAGGACGAAATTCAAATAGCGCAGGCTCGACTTTATAATGCTCAAGCAGACAAATTAGCAGAGGAGGTAAATCAATGACAGATGCTTTGATTCAAAAGAGTGCTCCGAATGATGAGGATATGAAAAAAATCGGTCAATTCTCAAGACGAGAAATGTCGGCTGACGAGGTTTATATTTTTAATGTTGACCTTTGCAACAACGATATTGACCGAGATTTTGAAAAGTTTTCTGTTGCCACTCTCAATCAGCTTGCAGAATATTTTGTCGGCAAAACAGGCATTTTTGACCATTCTATGAAAGCCGAAAATCAAAAGGCAAGAGTTTTTGACGCTTGGGTTGAAAGAGTTGACGGCAAGAAAACTGCCGACGGCGACGATTTCTATACCCTTAAGGCGAGAGCGTATATGCTCAAAAATGATGAAAACAGAGAACTTATTGCCGAGATTGATGCGGGAATAAAGAAAGAAGTTTCTGTTTCTTGCAGTGTTGAAAAGGCTGTTTGTTCAATTTGTGACACGGACAATCGCCACGGCAGATGCGAACATATTCCCGGCAAAAGCTACGGCGGTCAACTCTGCTTCAACATTTTGAGTGGTGCAAGAGATGCCTATGAGTTCTCGTTTGTTGCAGTTCCGGCACAGCGAGAAGCAGGGGTTACCAAATCTTTTGAAAATGCAAAGGAGAAAAATATGCAGGATATTATCAAAAGCATTGCTTCGGGTGACGGTGTTACTCTCACAAAGTCGGAAGCAAGCAGATTGAATACCTACATCGAGGGTCTAAAGGATGAGGCGACTCTCGGCGAGGAATACAAAAAGAGTCTTTCAAAGGAGGTTGTTGATTTGTTTAAGTCAGCATTTCCTGATATGGATTCAAAGCTTTTTTCATCCGTTACTGCTGTTATGACGGCAAAGGAACTTATTGGTTTTCGTGACGGAATGAAGAAAAGCGAAGCAAAAACAAAAATCAAGCCTCAACTTGCACAGGCAGTTGAGAGCAAAGCGAATGACTTTTCGCAATTTAGAATTTAGGAGGAAAAATTATGGTTTCTTATAAGGGATTTAAAACAAAATGTATCACAATGCAGGCTGAAGATATGGGCCATTGTGATATTAAAATCGGCGATTTTGTAAGGGCTGATGAAAACGGCTATGTTATTTTGGCAGGCGTCGGCAAGCCGTTTTTGGGCATTGTTGTCGGTGTTAATGATTCGTTTTTTACAGTTCAGGTGAGCGGATACGCCGAGATTAAATTCGCCGGTGAAGTTTTGCAAATGTACTCAAAACTTATTATGAACAAGCGTGGCTATGTTCAATATTCTGCAAATGCCGAAGCTCCGTATGTAACTGTTCTTTGGGTTAGCAGACCGGACGCCCGTGCGGGAATTATACTTTAATATAAGGAGGACAAATTGTGACATTTGATACATTAAGACTTGATAAGGGTCTTTATACTTCTGAAAAGGGCTTTACAAAGTCACTTGAAGAAATTGACCCAAGTGAAAATTATAAGGGTACAGAACTTGAGGGTCTTGACGCATATGAGCGTCAGCTCAAGAGATTTGACATTAAGGTAAAGGGAGGAAATTCTGACCCGGTTTCAAAATTCTTCCAGACATCTGATTCGGCTGTCTTGTTTCCGGAATACATCAAGCGTTCGGTAGAGGCGGCCATCAACACAAACAATATCATTGATGATATGATTGCAACAACCACAATTATTGATTCGCTTGATTATCGCTCTGTTTATTGTAAATCAATTGACAGAAATGGTTCGATTGATTATATCAACGAGGGCTCATTTATTCCTGAAACGGAAATTAAGGTAAAGCATTCTCTTACCAAGCTCAAGAAATCGGGTAGAACTATTGTTGCATCATATGAGTCTATTAAGTCACAGCGACTTGATTTGTTTGCCATCATGCTCAAGCAAATCGGTAATTATATCAATACTTGTCAGCTTGAGCAGGTAATTCGAACAATTGACACAGACGATACACGAAATGTTATTTCAGAGGCTGTGGATAAGATTGGTTACAATGACTTTGCAAATTTGTATGCATTGCTTTCTCCATATAATTTTGATGCGATTATTGCCGGACCTATGGCTTTTGTTGACATTATTAACATTCCGGAATTCAAAGACGCAACGGCAGGACACGACTTCCACGGCACAGGCAATCTTGTTACTCCGTTTGGCGCAAAGTTTTTGTTTAGCAAGTCTGAACTCCTTGAAAAAAGAATTTTTGCACTTGACAAACGCTTTGCGTTGGAAAAGGTTCAGTTTGGTGAAGTTGTTACAGACTTTGACAAACTTATCGACCGTCAAATCGAAAGAGCAACAGTTACGGCTACGGCAGGCTTTAACAGAATTATTGATGAAGCGTGCGTTGTAATTGACCCGAAGGTTTAATTATGAACACAGAAAAAGTGCTTGAAATTTTGCGTGCAATCGGCAATTTCACAGAGGATGAAGTGAAGAAATATTCTTCTCTTGTTGAAATAAATAAGCGCCCGTTTGCAGAAAACGAATATGACGAAAGCGACGAGGCACTCCTTGAATACTTTGTTGCGACAAAGACCAATTATCAGATTGCACTTGCTTCGGGCGACAGCGAAATTTCGTCTTTTAAAGCGGGAGATGTTTCAATCACTTCATCAACTAACGGAAATGCCGTGAAAAATGCAAAGGCTCTGCTTGATGATGCGTGTGCATCAATTTCGCATTTGGTTGCGGATAAGAGTTTTTATTTCAGAGAGGTGTAATAATGCAGTTAAACAATCTTTCAAAGGCGGTTATGCCGATGATAGAAAAGTATTCGCACAGCTGTACAATTACAACTAAAAACGGTTCGGTCATCACCTCAAGGGTGATGGCTGAACAGCTGTGGAGAAGAGATAAGGTCAGATTTGAGGCTTATCCGACAGACATAGGATTTAATCAAAAGAACTATATTATCGGCATTTTTACGCTTGATGTAACAGGCTTTGGCAGAGATGACATCTTGACTCTTATGGGCACGGATTATTATTTTATCAAATCGAGTGCCGTTGTTATCGGTGATGAAATTCTTTACTATACGGCGGTGCTTCGTGAGGCTGTAAAGGGGGATAAGGATGTATTTGGATGATGAAACAGACGCTTTGCTTAATTTGTTAAAATCGAAAAAAGAACTTGAGGGAATCAGTTTTATAAAGGCTTGTCCTTATGCAAGAAAGCAAACAAAAATCAGCAAAAAGATTGCTGCAATTTCTCCGGGTGAACTTGATTTGGAAAGTATAAGTGTTGATAATGAAAACTTTTTTGGGAAATATGCGATTGACATTGACCTTTTTGTACCGTATGAATTTGGTTCTCCGATTGCTTTTGATGATATGGAAAAAATTGTCAGGGCAATTATGAGCGAGAAGATTTGCGGAATTAAACTTTCGTCAATTGTTAAGGCTTCTTCGGCAGAGTGTTACAAAATGAAGGCGACATTCACATTTTCGCTTGCCTATACAAAGGAGAGTAATGTATGAAAAATGAAAATGATGTGATTGGTCGCAATGAAGCTGAAGAGTTGAGCGATTACATTATGCTTGATTCAAGACGATATGACAACAATGTGAGAGGTGATTGATTTGCAGTTTATGAAAATGAGCTATAAGGGATTTGATTTCGATATTAATCCAAAGGATATTAAGATTTCTATGAACAAGGGCACAACAAAATACAATACGGTTTATGACGAACAGATTTGCAAGGAAAACGGCAGAAGTTGCGTTGTCGTTTCGGGCAAAGGGTATTTGACCGGCGGAGATTCGGCAGTCAAGGCTTTTGAACTTGTGCGTGTTTTCAATAAAAAGGGCAGTGATTATTTATTTTTGCCAAACAGTGTGCCTATAAAAATGCTCTTTACATCGCTTGATATATCGTATTCGAGCGGAAAAGACAGGGTGGAGTATTCTTTTGAATTCACGCAAGAGTGCAATACAAAAAGCGAAGAACATAGCATGGGATATACATATGCGCTTGAAAACGAAAATCTTTTTGACATTGCAAGCAGAACGGGAGTTCAGATTGAGTCTATTGTAAAATGCAACGACATTGGCGATATTTTTGCTGTCAGAGAGGGTGAAAAAATATGGCTGATTTGACATTTGCCTTGTATGATTTGAACGATTGCGAGATTGAACTCGGACAGCTTAAATCATATGAATTGTGCAGAGATGCCGATGCACCGTGCGACAGCTTGAGGATTACCTTTATTAATAACACAACAATTCCCGAAGCGTACAGAGCAAAGGCATTTTTTGACGGAAAATGTGTGTTCAACGGTTTTGTTGACACCCAGCGAGAAACCTTGCACAAAAGCCATATTGTGTGCTTTTTGTATTGCCGTTCAAGTGCCTGCCTTTTGACAGACAGCGAGGCGAAGCCGTTTACTTATACTTCTCCAAGCGCAATGGCTTTGTTTGAGATAAATGCAGGTGATGAATTCAAGTATAATCTTGGAAGCATATATAGTGATATTAGCTATCAGGTGAGCAAGGGAACATCTCTCTATGGTGCAATGAATGGCTTTGTGTACTCCGCTACTGGTGAAAAAATCAGGGTAACTCCTGACAACGAGCTTGTTCTTTTGCATACAAAAAACACTGTGAATCTTGATAGAAAACGGCTCATTTCTGCAAAACGAATTATCAACAGGGGCGATGCTTTGTCGCAGATTGATTATAAAATCAGTAATTCCACCGATTACATTTATCACAGAGTCAGCAGGCTTATGAGTGATAAGAAAATAACCGCCCGAAAAATTCGCAATATTTCTACCGTGCCCGATTGGCAAAGAGAAACTGCGTTGAAATCCGTGTTTTCATCTGCAAATGCAGAGTATTGCGGATGGGAACTTGCAATGCAGGGATATGCCGAAATTGATTTGTGTGATGAAATAAAAGCGGATGTTGAGGGCTTTGATATTTTTGACAGAGCTGTTGCGAGCAGTGTTGCTCATATTTTTGATTCATCGGGTGAACGCACGGTGATAAAAGTGAATTATGTGCCGGATTTGGAGGAAATGAGCTATGTGGATGAGTAAAAGAATTGTGGCGACTTCGGAAAAGGAGGTTGCCGAAAAAGGCAAGGTTACATTGTCGGACAATCAGCTTGAAGCGGGTGCGACAGTCACAAGGCGAAACATTGACAGTTATGCTCCGTATGGATACAAAAGCGTTCCGCCGGTTGATGAGGATGTCATTATGCTTGAATCAAATGACGGTGCGGTAGTGCTTGGGGCATTGAGCAAAGATGAGGACATTGAAAGCGGTGAGGTGAAAATTTCTTCACTCGGCGGTGCTTATATTATCCTTAAAAACAACGGCGACATTGTTCTCAACGGCTTGGTGATTGACAGCAGGGGAGTGATACAAAATGAATGACAATGATGTTATTGACGACATATTGAAAAATGCCGTAAGATGCTTTGCGGTCAAGCGAGGCGAGTTTTATGCGGACAAAAATTTTGGCTCAAAAATAAATATGGAGCAATCCTGTGCGGAAATTTTGGCATATGCAAGGCAAAGCGTTGCAGGGCTTGACGGTGTGTTTGTCAAATCTGTTGCAAAAAACAAATTTGATGTGAGCTTTGTTGTGACGGTGAACGGAAAAATAAGGACGGTGACAGTGAATTTTGATTAGTTATAACGAAATACTTGAAAATATGAAAACAACATATTTTGAGCAGTCGGGCGAAGTGCTCGATATGAATGGTGAATCGGGAATAAGATTAAAGGCAATTGCAACCGAATTGTTCAATTTGTATGTTGCGGGCGAATATTTGCTCAGGCAATCGGCGTGGATGACGGCAACCGGAGAATATCTTGACCGAATTGCAACAGAATGTTCTGTTGTGCGAAAAAAGGCGAGCAAGGCGGTTGGCGAAATTACATTTTTGATTGATGGGGTCAGAGAAAAAGACACTGTCATTCCCGAAGGTGTTGTTTGCTCAAAGAAGGGGTATAAGTATATTCAGTACAAAACTCTTGAACAGGGGATTATTCGTACGGGCGAAACAGCAGTTTCCGTCAGGGCGGAAGCGTTGTTTTGCGGTGAAGAATACAATGCCTCGTATGGCGAGGTATCTGTTATGGTGAATCCGCCAAGCGGTATTGCGATGGTTGAAAATCGTGTGAGTTTTATTGGCGGATGCGATGACGAAAACGATGAGGCACTTCGTTTGAGGATTAAGGACGCTCTTATGTATCCGGCAAACGGTGTAAATGTGGAATTTTTGAAGGGCAGAATTATGACCTTTGACGAGGTAATCGGGTGCGACATCATAAGGGAAAATGCCAAGCTTGTTTGCGTTTTGAAAACGAGGGATAAAACCGTTTCAACCGATTTGGAACAAAGAGTTCGGGATGTATTGTCGCTTTTCACTCTGTTTAATTTTGAATTTGAAGTGAGGAATGCCGATGAAAACAGTGCTTGACCGATTGAAACACCTGTATTCGGTTGCAAAGATTGACGCTTCTGATAATTTGGTGCTTGCCGAAATCGTGGCGGTTTCAGAGCAAATTGAAAGGCTGTCGGAATATTTGCACAAAATTAAGGGTGCAACGGCGGTGAATGTTTTTAATGTGCCCGACAGCGAAAGCATTGCACAGGCTTTTGACGGGATTGAATATAGGTTTGACGGCAGAAAAATTATAATTTCAAAATACGATATTGATACGGTCGGCAAAATTTTTAACGGTTGGTTTGGACTTGCGTTTGATTTTTATTTAAACGGCACAGGCAAACCGTGGAGTTTTATCGACAATGAGGGACTCACTTGGGACAGGATTGAAAATCGAGATCTCAGGTGGACAATGACAGAAAGCAGGTGAATTTATGGGCAGTACAAACAAAACAGGAGACCTTGAACTTAATCAATGGATAGGCTCGGATGTGCCAAAAATGGAGGATTTTAACAGAGATAACGAGATTTTGGACAAAACTATCAGCGAGCACATTTGGAACATTTCAAAGCATGTCACTGCACAGCAGAAAAAAGAGTGGAGCAATCCGATTGGCTTTGCGTCATATCTTGGAAACGGCAGCGACACAAGAAGAATAACACTGAATATGGGATTTGAACCTACTGTGTGCATTGTTTTTTCAACAAATTATCCGGTTGGCTTGTCGGATTATAGTAATAATTTGCACTATAATTATTTTGGATTTGCAACAATCAACGGCAGTACCTACGGTTTGACGCTTGACGGAGATGAGATTGAAATAAAAAATGCAAGTGCAACAGGAAAGTTTGAAATGACGAATTTGAACCAACTCAACAAAAGCTATCTTGTTATAGGTTTTAGATAA